CATGAGGGGTAATCTAGAAAACCGAATTAGTATGACGGTGCTATGGGTTTACCTAGTTATATTTGGACTTATGTTTACTCGCGGTCTTATTTTATTTTTAAACAGATGAACTTAGATTATAAAATTAAAATTGGTCTCTCTCATCATTCTCAAGAACCAGTTAAATATAAAAAAGACAAAGAACTATTTGAAAAACTTAGAAAGAAATTTGAAAAAGGTGAGAAACCAATTATCAAAAATCTTCTTTCAAAAAGTCCTGAGTTTATTAACAATCTTTTAAGATGAATCTCTGGAAAAACTATAAAGATGCCCTACACGAAATGTTCCCTCTGCATAATTCAGCAGGGAGCGTTTGGGCAAATTGGAAAAGTAAAGGAACTTCTCTAACAGCAAAGACATACACAACTCCTTACTTTATCAAAGCAAGAGAAGTTGAAATATGGGATGATAAAAGTTGTATTTACAATAATATCATATATCCAAAGACGGGCAGTAACCTGCCCTGTTTTGGTATGGACTTGATGGGATTCTTTCAGAAGAAAGTTATAATCGTATTTGACTTTCAACATCCAGTCGAAAATTATTTGTTCTCAGTTGAAGGACTACCAAAGAGTGAGGGAGACTATCGTTTCTTTGAACCTGGCAATCACTTCTCTGAGAATGTTTATATTGCTAAATGCACGATGGATGAAGTCGATAATCACTTAGAAATGTTTACCAAATACTTGACAAAGTATAAGGATATGATAGACTTAGAGAAACCCACTGGTGAAGACACTAGTGTTTATAAAGACTTCGATGCTTATATGACTAA